AATTGAAACTACCTATGATCAAGGATCTTTTGATTTTGCTATTTCAGGCACTAATGGGCAACTTCAGTTCTATCCAACAAGATATACTGTAAATGATTATGATGTAAGTTTACTATCATACAACCTAAACGATGTTTTCTTGGGTATTGGAACAACATCTCTGGGTGGAATCGCACTTATTGATTCAGCAAGTTCTCCAGTAACTTCTGGCGTTACTACTACGATTGTTTCTATCGCAAATACGTTTACTACTGCTAAAATTTTAGTTGCTATTAATCCAGACACCACTAGAAATGAAGAATATGAGGCAATAGAACTCAATATTGTTCATGATGGTGCAAATATTGAACTTCTGGAATATGGAAGACTGACAACAAATCTTGGTGAATACTCTGCAACTGGTCTTGGAACATATCATGCATATTTTAGTGGAGATTCTCTCAATGTTGATTTTATTCCGACAGCAGTTGGTATCGCAACAACTGGAGTTATTAATACAATTCAAGTTGGACTTGCAAGTGATACCTTCACTGGCATTGGAACTGTTGATCTCACTAGATCGAGAATTGAAGCAAAAACAACAAGTATAACTTCTTCTGGATCTCCTGGAATCAACACTATTGCAGAATATCCAAACAATTATGATGCTGCATACTTTATAGTACAAGTTGCAGATACAACAAACACCAGATTCCAAATGTCTGAGATTGTTGTTGTTGATGATTATGTTGATGCATTAAGTAGTTATGAAACATACCAAACTGAGTTTGGTATTGTAGAAACTGTTTCTGGATTAGGAACTTTTGGTTCAAGAGTATCTGCTGCTGGAACAGTCTCTCTTGTATTTACTCCTAATGCAAGTATTGATACTGTAGTCAATGTATACATGAATGCACTGTCCCTTAATGAAGATACAACTTTATCAAATGAAATAGATTTTACAAATGGATCTATTAATAGTGGGTTTGGAGATTATACCGGGACAGAATCTGACGTTAAGAGAGAATTTGAACTTAAGCACGAAAATCTGCAAATCTTTGAAAGATATTTTGAAGCAAATGATAATTCTATTGTTGATGTTACGACTAACACGATTAAGATACCAAACCACTTCTTTGTAAGTGGAGAGAAGATCAGATACAATCATGTTGGCAACACAGATTCTGCTATTGGAATTGCAACAACCAGTTTTGTTGGTGCATCCAGTACAACGTTCTTACCAGGTGAAAATCTTTATGCAGTAAAGGTTGATGATAATAATATCAAGATTGCAACCAGTGCTGAAAATGCACTCAAATCTATTCCAGAAGTTGTTGATCTTGAAAGTGTTGGTATTGGAACTTCTCACAGATTTATTGCAACAAATCAAAATGCAAAGGTTATTGTTGCTTTAGACAACATTATTCAATCACCAATCGTTTCTACTGCAGTCACAACATCTCTATCGGATCAGTTAACTGCTCTGGACAATATTGTATACTTTAGTGGTATTACATCATTCTTTGGATCCGACTTGATTAAGATTGGTGACGAGATTATGAAAATTGAAGGTATTGGTATTGGCAGCACAAATGCGATAAGAGTTCGTAGACCTTGGTTGGGAACAAAGATTGGAACAGCTTCTACTGGAGATCTGGTTACAAAAATTGTTGGTAATTACAACATCGTAGATAACCACTTAAACTTCACCGAAGCTCCATATGGAAATACTCCTATTGGAAGCACAACAAATCCACCAGACGAAAAAGATTGGACTGGAATTACTACATCATCTAGTTTCCAAGGAAGAACATTTATTAGATCTGGTATTACAAATAGTTCTAATGAGTCCTATTATAGAAATTATATCTTTGACGATATTTCTGATCAGTTTAATGCAACTAAGAGTGAGTTTACTCTGAAACAAAATTTATCTGATGTAACAGGAATTTCTACTGAAAATGCAATCATTCTGATCAATGATATTTTCCAAGCACCTGGTATTTCGGATCAATACGTTTTAAGTGAATCTTCTGGAATAACTTCAATTACCTTCCAAGGAACTAATACAACACCATTAGGTCCTGATGTTGGCATTTCCAGTTATCCTAGAGGTGGAGTTATTGTTTCCGTTGGATCTACAGAAGGATTTGGATATCAACCATTAGTTTCTGCTGGTGGAACTGCAATTATTTCTGGTCTCGGAACAATTCAATCTATCAGTATTGGTAACAGTGGATCTGGTTATCGAGTCGGTGTTCAAACTGTAGTAAATGTTGGTGTTGGAACTTCAAGTACTGGAGTTTCAAACTTAGAGTTTATTGGAACTGCTGCTATTAGTGGTGGTCACATTGTCAGTGTTGCTATTACAAATCCCGGTTCTGGATACACCTCAACAAATCAACCATATGTCTTCTTTGATGCTCCACTTAGTTATTCTGATATAGCACTGCAATATAGTTCCGACTCTGTTACTGGATTTGGAACAGAAGCAACCATAGATATAGTTGTCGGTCAAGGTTCCAGCGTCATTGGTTTTGAAATTAAAAACACTGGATATGCCTATGGAAATGGTGAAATACTTACAGTTGCTATTGGTGGAACAACTGGAATTCCAACAACATCATCTTATTCTGGAAATGAATTCCAAATAACCATCGATGAAGTATATAATGATGAATTTACGGGATGGTCTATAGGAACTTTACAAGCATTTGATAATATTGGTGAGTATATTGATGGAGAAAGAAAAGACTTCCCATTACTACAATCAGGAACTCAAGTTTCTATTGTAGCAGCAAAAGGTTCTAAGATTAATGTTCAAGATGTTTTGCTTGTATTTGTTAATGATATATTACAAGTTCCTGGAGATGGATATACATTTAATGGAGGAAGTGTTATTACTTTCACCGAAGCTTTGAGGGTTGGTGATTCTGTAAACATTCTCTTCTACAAGGGAAGTGGTGATGCTGATGTTGTCTTTAGAAATGTAATTGAAACTGTCAAAGTTGGTGACACCTTGCAGATTGTAAATGACCCATCTATTGGACAAGCATCATCTCTCACTGAAGATGAGAGGGTTGTAGATCAGGTCAAATCCACCAACATTGTTGGAACAAATCCATATGAAGGTCCAGGTAATGTTACAGATGTGACATTAGAAAGACCAGTCATTTGGTGCCGACAAACCGAAGATAAGTTCATCGACCAGATTGCTGTTGGAAAAGACAGAGAACTTTATGAACCAGTTATTAACCCATCTGCATACATTATCAAGTCTGTCGGAATAGGATCAACAACAATATATGTTGATACTTTGAGACCAATATTTAATTCTCAGAATGAAAATGATACAGATTTAACTTTCCAGAAAAAAGTTAAGTTTATATCCCAAGAATCTAAGACATCTGCAGCTGCAACTGCAATTGTTTCTGGATTTGGAACCATTTCTTCTATTTCTATATCTGATGGTGGTTCTGGATACATTACCGCACCAACCGTTACGATTGGTGGTACTTTACAGGCAGTTGGATTGGGAACAACAGCAGTTGGAGTTTCTTCCATTACTGCTGGCATAGTTACAACAATCACTTTATCAAATGCTGGTACTGGATATACAAATACAAATCCACCACCAGTTCTGATTGCACCTCCTACTCATGTAGAGGAAGAAGTGAGTGTGAACACTTATGCTGGTGAAAATGGAGTTGTTGTTGGATTTGGCACTACAACGGTCGGTATCGGAACTCAATTGATATTTGATGTACATATTCCATATGATTCATTCTTAAGAAATTCAACTGTTGCAGGAACTGCTTTGACGATTAGTTCTATTAGTGCAAATGATTATTTCATCATTAAAAATTCTAACGTTGGTCTCGGTTCCACTTCAGTAACTTCACTTGATTCCTCTGACAATACAGTTGGTGTTGGAACTTCTTTTGCCGACAATGTTTATGAAGTTGCAAGTGCAGAGTCTATATCTACCAGTGTATCTGGAATAACGACTTATGTAAGAAGATTGTTTGTTAAAGTTGATAACTTTACATACGGATTCTCTGGAATAACAACGTCAGATTATTTTGGAACATTTAGTTGGGGAAGAATTGATTTAACAGCAAGATCTGGATTGAATTCGTATACAGCATATACTCAATCTGGAATTGGTATTTCTGAAGGAACTGGTATTTCTACATCAACAATGATAACTAGATCCAATTTCTTGAAGTTTAAAAATTATATCCTTTAACCTTTAATAAATAAAGAAAAACCTGTGTCAAATGTCTGCTATTATAACTGATCAGATTAGGATATTAAATGCAAGTAATTTTGTTGCTGGAGTGACCAACTCTAGCAACTCTTACTACTCTTTTATTGGTCTGACTAATCCTGCAGATTATCAAACTGATTGGGATGAAAATCCTCCCTCCCCAAAAGATAACTTCAACCAAGAATCCGATTATTGGGATACGATGGTTGCTTTGAAAAAAATAAACTCATCTGATGTCAAACAAGTAGTTCCTAAAAGAGTGTGGTCTTCTGGAACAACATATGACATGTATCGGCATGACTATAGCAGATCAAACACTGCTGTAGTTTCTGGATCTACTTCTCTGTATCTGGCAAACTATTTTGTAATGAATAGTGATTTCAGAGTTTATATTTGCCTTCAAAATGGTATTGATCCGGATAATACTTCCGGTAGACCATCTCTTGACGAACCAACTTTTACAGATTTAGAACCAAGATCTGCAGGAACCAGTGGTGATGGATATATTTGGAAATATCTTTATACCATTAAACCAAGTGACGTTGCTAAATTTGAATCTACTGATTATATGCCAGTTCCTTCTGACTGGGCAACATCAACGGATAACTCTGCAGTAAGGGATAATGCAGTTGATGGTTCTATTAAGATTGTAACTGTAACCAATAAAGGAGTAGGTTTAGGAACAGCAAATAGTATTTACACTTCAGTTCCTATTAAAGGAGATGGGTCTGGAGCACAATGTACTATTGTAATTGATGGAAATCAACAAGTAAGTTCTGTTACCGTTTCAAATCAGGGATCTGGATATACTTACGGAAATGTTGATTTGGTTGCTGGTGGAGTTCCAACTGGTACAACTAGACCAACTTTTAATGTCATCATACCTCCTCAGGGTGGACATGGATATGACATTTACAGAGAACTTGGTGCATATAATGTTCTTCTATATTCCAGAATAGAAAATGACAATACAAATCCAGATTTTATAACTGGAAATCAAATTGCTAGAGTTGGTGTTGTGGAAAACCCACAACAATTTGGATCAACAACTCTTTTATCTGCGGATAAAGCAAGTGCAGTTGGTGCATTGAAACTTGTAGGAACTGGATATAGCACTGCAACTTTCACTGCAGATTCTTATTTCACACAAACAGTTTCAACAGGAACGACTGCTGTCGGTAGAGTTGTAAGTTACAATCAAACCACAGGAGTTTTAAAATATTGGCAAGATAGAAGTCTTGCTGGATTTAATACAGTTGGAACTGCACAGACTCAACCAACATATGGATTTGATTTAACAGAATTTACTGCATCACCCGGAACTGGTGGATCATTGACTATCACTCCAACCGTAGGTGTTGATTTAAATATTGATTCAAACTTTACTGGTATATCTACCGTAATAAATAATCGTACATACTATCTTGGTCAAACTTTTACGAGTGGTATTGCCAATCCTGAGGTCAAGAAACACTCTGGTAGTATAATCTACGTTGATAATAGACCATCTATTACAAGATCGTCAAACCAAAAGGAAGACATAAAAGTTATTTTGCAGTTCTAAAGAATTATGCCTCAACAAACTAACCTCAATGTATCTCCATACTTTGATGATTTTGATCCAGCTAATGATTATCACAAGGTATTATTCAAACCAGGATACCCAGTACAGGCAAGAGAATTAACTTCTCTTCAATCAATACTGCAAAATCAAATTGAAAGATTTGGTCAACACTTCTTTAAAGAAGGTTCTAAGGTAATTCCAGGAAACACTGGATATAATAGAATTTACTATTGTGTTCAATTAGAAAATACTTATCAAGGGGTTCCTGTGTCTGCATATGCGGACCAGTTGGTTGGAACAAAGATAACAGGACAGACATCTGGGGTAACTGCGTTTGTTGATAGTATTTTACTTCCAGAAGATTCTGTAAATGGCAATCTTACTTTATATGTAAACTACTTAACCTCCAGCACTTCAAATAATTCTACACAAACTTTTTCTGATGGAGAGTTTATAACTTGTAACGAAACTCTTTCATCTGGACTACTTGGAAACTCCATCATCTCTGCAGGTTCTCCTGTTGCATCAACTTTAGCTGAAGGAGCATCTGCTACTGGTTCATCTTTTCAGATAGAAAGTGGTGTTTATTTTATTAGAGGAAACTTTGTAAATGTAAACAGAGAAAATTTAATATTAGATCAATATTCGTCCAATCCAAGTTATAGAGTTGGTCTTTTTATTAATGAAGAAATTGTAACAGCAGATTTAGACGAAACTTTAAACGATAACTCCCAGGGATATAATAATTATGCTGCTCCAGGAGCAGATAGACTTAGAATATCAACAAGTTTATTTAAAAAACCTCTTGACGATTTTAATGATGATAATTTTATTTTACTTGCAACGATAATCAATGGTGTTATTCAGACATCTAAAAAATCTGGACAAGGATATAGTGGTGTAGGTGCTGTATTTTATAATGATCTTACCGATGTTTTAGCAAGAAGAACATTTGATGAATCAGGACATTATTATGTAAAACCTTTTGATGTTACTGTTGTTAACTCATTAAACGATGGTTTGGGTAATGGAGGTATCTTTAACGCAGGACAGTTTACTCCTGGAGGAGTAACTGCTAATGATGATCTTGTACTGTATAAGATTTCTCCCGGAAAGGCATATGTAAAGGGATATGAAATAGAAACCTTAAATGCTCAGTACCTTGATGTAGATAAGCCAAGAACAACCAAAACTCTTGAAAACCAAAATATCATTTATAATACAGGACCAACATTCAGAGTTAACAGAGTTTATAGAGCACCAACTGTTGGTCTTGGAACATATTTTGTAAGCCTTAGAGACCAAAGAGTTGGTTCTGATCAAGAATCAGTTCCAGGAAAGGAAGTTGGTTTGGCAAGAGTATATGATTTTAGACTTGAGTCTGGATCATATGATGCAGTGAATGGTAATTTAAATGAGTGGAATCTTGCTCTTTACGATGTACAAACAACTACAGATCTTACTCTCAATCAAGCAGCAACTCTGTCTGTTCCTACCTTTGTAAAAGGAAATAATAGTGGTGCTACTGGATTTTTAAGATATGCAGTTACTGCTGGAACTGCGGTTACTGTTTATGAAACAGAAGGATCTTTCATACCAAATGAAAAACTTCTTTTCAATGGAGTTGCTGATGGTAGAATTGCCATAGCAGTTACTGAACATGGAATTTCAGAGGTAAAATCTGTTTATGGGACAAATAATGGAACACTGGGAATTAATACTTTCAGTGCTGATGTAATTCAATCTACCAAGTTCAATGTAGGTATTGCAACTGTTAGTGCTCTTTCTGGTGGTATTAGTACAATTACGGCTAAGAATCAATTATTCCCAGGAACTTTAGTTAAAGAGAATGATCTTGTCAGATACACTGATACAACAGCAGGTCTTTTAACAAATGACCCCATTTTTGCAAGAGTTGTAAGTGTAGGCACAACTCAAATAACTATTGCATCTGTTGCTGCAGTATCTGGAATTGCTAGTGGATATCTCCCATCATCAACTTTAGATGTAACTGACCTAAGAGTTTTAAAAACTGATCTCGCACCAGGTTCAGATTCTTCACTCTTTACACCATTACCAAAGACAAATGTTTCTGAAGTTGATATTTCGGATGCAACCCTAACGATTAGAAAAACTTTTAGTGTTGATATCTCCAGCAATCAATTGTCTTCACAGGCAGTTGCTGGAACCAATGAAATTTTCTTACCATTTGATGAAGAAAGATATTTATTAACAAGATCAGATGGATCCACTGAAGTATTAACTGCAGATAAGTTTGATATTGGTGCTGATGGATCTACGTTACAAATTCGCAATTTGGGAACTGATGATACTGGTGCAAACTTAGTAGCTACCCTGAGAAAATCAAAACCAACAGCAAAAGTTAAAATTAAAAATAGAGTAAACTCTATTGTAGTTGACAAATCAAAACTATCTGGATCTGGAATTGGCACAACAACTCTTAATAACGGATTGACTTACGGCAACTATCCATATGGAACAAGAGTTGAAGATGAGATTATCTCTTTGAATTTCCCAGATGTCATTGAAATTCATGGAATATACGAATCCGCAAATACATCTACAGCAACTGCACCAAGAGTAACTTTACAATCAATTAATAGTGCATCAACAACCACTGCTGAATTTTTAATTGGTGAGCAGATTGTCGGTCAAACTAGCGGTGCTATTGCGATTATTGCAGAAAAAATAGATAACTCCAGAGTTACATATATCAACAAAAATGAAATTGTTTTTGTTGAAGGAGAAACGATTCAGTCACAAGAATCTAATATTTCGGCAGTTGTCTCTACTTTAGAAGCACCAAGTTTTAATATATCACCAAATTATTCATTTAGAACTGGGCAGGAAACTACTTTCTATGATTATGGTCGTATTAAGAGGAAGAAGGATTCTTCTGCTCCAGTAAAGCAATTGAAAATATATTTTTCTAGTGCATCATACGATACTACCGATAACGGAGATATTACAACAGTAAACTCATATAAAAACTTTGATTATGCCAATGAGATAAAAAGAGTTAATGTTTACAGAAACTCGGATATTATTGACATCAGACCAAGAGTTGCTAATTATACAGTAACTACAGATTCCAGATCACCTCTTGAGTTTTTGGGGAGATCATTTGACACAACTGGACAGACAGCAGCTAATCCACTAGCATCTGACGAATCTATTATTACTGATGTTTCATATTATCAGGGAAGAATAGACAGAGTATTTTTATCTAAAGATGGAAGATTCCAAGTTGTATATGGAACTCCTTCCGACAATCCACAGAAACCTGAACCCATTGATGATGCTATTGAGATTTGTACTGTAGGACTTCCTCCATATCTTTATAATACTAAGAATGCAAAACTTTCATTCTTAGAGCATAAAAGATATCGTATGAGAGATATCAAAAATCTTGAAAATAGAATTAAGAGTCTTGAATATTATACTACATTGTCTTTGTTGGAAAAAGAAACTGCAAACTTCTTTATACCAGACAGTGAAGGTTTAAACAGATTTAAATCTGGATTCTTTGTAGACAACTTTAATGATTTTTCTGCTCAAGAAGAACGTGTAAATATCAACAATTCTATTGATAGAAAATATAATGAACTTAGACCAAGACATTATACTAACTCAGTAGACATGATCTTCGGTCCTGTTGTTGATACTAATCCAGCAGATGATCTTAATTTTGCTACCATTGAGGGAAATAATGTCAGAAAACAAAGTGATGTTGTAACTCTTGACTATGCTGAAGTTGAATTCCTTAAACAAACTTTTGCAACTAGAACAGAAAGCGTCACTCCTTTCTTAATTAGTTTCTGGAACGGAACTATTGAATTGACCCCAGCATCTGATAACTGGGTAGATACTGCAAGAATTGATGCAAAAATTATTGAGACTGAAGGTGACTATGCTGCAACATTTGACAGACTTGCAGATAATGGAGACATTGATCCTCAAACTGGATTTGGACCAATTGTTTGGGACTCTTGGGAAACTAACTGGACTGGTGTTGAAATTATAGATGAAACAAGAACGTCTGTTATCGGCAATGAACCAGATACTATTCATGTAGGAGAAACTTGGAGACCTGGAAGATCTGTAAGTACAAGAACTGTTACCGACCAAGTTATTGAAGAACAACTTAGAACCACGATAGAAGTTGGAACTGAATCTAGATCTGGTGTCCAAACTATTGTAACTGAGCAATTTGACATGGAGTCCGTTGGAGACCGAGTTGTAAGTAGAGATCTTATTCCATACATGAGATCTAGAAACATTGAATTTGTTTCAAAGAGAGTTAAACCTCTTACAAGGCTTTATGCATTCTTTGATGGTGTTGATATTTCTAAGTATTGTGTACCAAAACTGTTAGAAATCTCTATGACATCTGGAACTTTCCAGGTTGGAGAAACTGTGGAAGGTACGATGATCAGAACAGGTCTTGCTGAAGAACTTTCTGATACATCAGCATCTATTATCTTTAGAGTTGCTCAATCTAATCATAGAGAAGGTCCATATGATGCACCAACAAAAACATATCCACAAAATCCATATACAAGTCAAGATCTATCAGCAACATATTCATCAACTTCAACTATTCTGAACGTTGACACATTCTCACTTTCTTCGCAAGTTAATGGAGAATTTTTTGGATATGTTGATTCTGGAATGATACTTAAGGGAAGAACCAGTGGAGCATTAGCAACAATAACAAACGTCCGTCTTGTCTCAGATCTTTCTGCTACTCTGATTGGAAGTTACTTTATTCCTAATCCAAATAATATTAGTCATCCAAGATTTGAAACTGGAACTAAAACTTTCACCTTAGTTAATGATATTGATAATAATCAAGATTCTGCAACAACCATTGCTGAAGAAGCATTTACTGCATCTGGAACACTAGAAACCGTTCAGGAAAATATTATTTCCGTTAGAAATGCGAGAGTTGAACTTAAAAATGAGTTTGAAAGTAGAAATGTAAATAGAGATCTTGGAACTGAAGTTGTAGGTAGTACAGTCATTGGAACTCAAACGAGAACACAAACCGTTATTAGTTACTATGATCCACTTGCACAATCATTCTTAGTTGAGGATGAAACTGGAGTGTTCATGACCAGTTGTGATATATTCTTTAGATCTAAAGATGATATGGATATTCCTGTTGTCTTCCAACTTAGATCTATGAAGAATGGTCTTCCAACTTCAAAGGTTTTACCATTCTCTGAGATTGTTTTAGATCCCAATGATATACAAACATCTTCAGATGGATCAGTGGCAACAAATATTCAATTTAAAGCACCAGTTTATCTTGAAGGTGGAACTGAATATGCAATCTGTTTAGCATCAAACTCAACTAAGTACAGTGTTTATATTTCAAGAGTTGGTGAAAATGATCTCTTAACAGACACATTTATTTCAAACCAACCATATCTTGGATCTCTGTTTAAATCTCAAAATGCTTCAACGTGGGAAGCAAGTCAGTGGGAAGATCTTAAGTTTACTTTGTACAGAGCAGATTTTATTGAAAGAGGATCTGTAGAGTTCTATAGTCCACAACTTACTAAAGGAAATGGACAAATTCCAAAACTCATTCCAGATCCACTGAACTTTACTTCTAGACAAATTAGAGTTGGTCTTGGAACCACAGTTGCTGATGCTTATGAAATTGGAAACACTTTCTCTCAGCAAGGAACAAATGCTACAGGAGATCTTGTAGGAACTGCAGGGTCAGCTGTTGGAAATCTTTCTATTAGTAATGCTGGACTTGGATATACCCCTGCAGATGGTAGTTATACCTTTACAGGTGTAAATCTTGTTACAATCACTGGAAATGGTAGAGGTGCTACTGCTGACATTAGCATTACGGATGGAGTTATTGTTGCAAGTGGTGCAACAATATCAAATGGTGGATCTGGATATCAAGTTGGAGATGTTCTTGGAATCACAACTATTGGTATTGCGTCAATAGGTAGAAATGCAAGATTGACCGTTTCTGGAATTGGAGTTACCAATGAACTTATTTTAAATAATGTACAAGGTGAATTTGTTGTTGGTGCAGCAAACACATTGATGTTTGTTAATAGTTCTGGTATTACTACAGAACTTAACTCTTCTGGTGCTGTTGGTCTCGGAACTGGTGGAGATGTGCAAATCTCATCCATTAACGTTGAGAACGACGGTTTACATTTTAATGTAAATCATAAGAATCATGGAATGTATTTTGCAGATAATCAGGTTACAATCTCCGGAGTATCTGGTGACGTTAGACCAACTACATTGTCTGTTCAATATGATTCTGGATCAACCGGAGGAATAACGGTTGGATCCGCAACATCATTTACTACTTTTGAAAACGTTGGTGTCGGAACTACTAATGTTGGATATCTACTAATTGGTAATGAAATTATCCAATACACTAATGTCTCAGGCAATACAATTGGTGGTGATATTATAAGAGGATCCAATCCTAAGACATATCCTGTGGGTACACCAGTTCACAAGTATGAACTTGGTGGAGTCAGTCTTAATAGAATCAACAGAACACATGATTTAAGTAATGTAACAGAATCGGATCCATTTACATTTGATTCTTACAAGATAAAACTTGATACAAGTTCTACTACAGGAACCGATAGAAGCACTGATACTGGACATCCAAAACTTTATATTGGTCAAACAAAGACAACTGGTGGATACCATGTGACAGCTACTCAAAACATGCCATTTGAAATTATTACACCAAATGTTCAGAATCTTACAGTTTCTGGAACATCAATATCTGGTGAGATAAGAACAGTTTCCAGTAAGAGTTTTAGTGGTAATGAAATTCCATTTGTTGATAAAGGATTTGAGCAAATCACCATAAACCAGAAAAATTATTTTGATTCTCCAAGAATGATTGCATCTAAAGTAAATGAAGATGCTAAGTTGACAAATATTGCTGGAAATAAATCCATGAATATGAGATTGTTCCTCAATACAACTGACACCAGAATCAGTCCTGTTATTGACTCTCAAAGAGTTAGTGCGATTCTCACCTCAAATAGAGTCAATAATATTATCACTGATTATGCAGCAGATTCTAGAGTTAACAGTATAATTGAAGATCCTACAGGATGTCAGTATATTTCCAAAGAAATTGTACTGGAAAATCCAGCATCTTCTATCAAGATTATTCTTTCTGGACATTTAACGGAAGTGAATGATATTAGAGCATTCTATTGCGTGAACAATAATCCAGGTCTTGAACCAATATTTACACCATTCCCTGGATATTCAAATATAAACTCCAGAGGGCAGGTTATTGCACCTGAAAATAGTAATGGAGAATCTGACACTTACGTAGTTAAGTCCAACACTTATGCGTTTAGTAGCAGAGATGCAGGTTACAGAGAATACACGTTTACTGTTGATCAACTTCCATCATTTAGAACGTATAGAATCAAGTTAAACCTGACTTCAACAAGTCAATGCTTTGTCCCAAGAGTCAAAGATCTTAGAGTTATTGCATTAGCATAATATGGATTTTTATGGATTAGAAGGTCATAAGGATCTCGCAAGAGATCCTGAAACCAACGCAGTTGTCAATGTTAACACTTTAGAGTATCAAGAGTACCTTTCGAGACGTAACACCAAAGTTGAAAAGAATCAAAAGGTACAAACAATTGAGCAAGAAGTTGCTAACATGAAAAGTGACATTGATGAGATTAAATCTCTACTAAAGGAGTTGTTACATGGACCCAGATAAAATTGAACTTACAAATTTATCAAAAAGTTTTGCATATACTAAACTTGCTTCTGAGATAGATAGTTGTGATGATAAAGATATATTGAGAAATATCGCAAAAGCATTTTGTAAATTATATTATAAACAACAAGAAACCATGCAGGTTATAGGTATTCCAAATGGCAACTAAAACGATTACTTTTGACCCAACCTCTGGAGTTCCATATGGAGTTAATCTGACAATATATGGTGGAACAGATTTTTCTGCCACGTTTAATGTAAAAACTACATCAAGTGCGGCATTTGATTTGACAAGTTACACAGGATCAGCAGCAATTTCAAAGAGTGTTGCAGTTGGTGCCACTCTCGGAATTACAACAGCATTTACTGTTGGATTCACTAGTGCTTTTGATGGTGTAATGAACTTTTCTTTGACCGATACTCAAACTAGAAATCTGACAGAAGGTAGATATGTTTATGATGTATTAGTTACTCTTGGATCAACAACATATCCATTGGCTCGTGGAAATGTTTATGTTTACAATCCAGTTTCTTCTTGACCCTAAATACATTTAGGAAACTTGTGAATAAATGGCACAACCAGCAAGTAGAACAGATTTAATCAACTATTGCAAAAGGCAACTGGGTGCTCCAGTGCTTGAGATTAATGTTGCCGATGAGCAAATGGATGATCTGGTTGATGACGCATTACAATATTTTCATGAAAGACATTTTGATGGTGTAGTGCAAACTTTTCTAAAATATAAGATAACTCAAGAAGATATTGATAGAGGAAGATCAAGAGGAAATGATAAAGCAGTTGGAATTGTAACTACAACCGCATCATCCACAATTGATGGTTCTTCAGTAACATTTTCTTTTGAAGAAAATAGCAACTATCTTCAGGTTCCTCCATCAATCACTGGAATCAATAAAATATACAAGTTTGATGGAACAAACACTGTAACAAACAATATGTTTAGTGTTAAATATCAAATGTTTTTAAATGACATATACTATTGGGGATCTACTGAGATCTTAACATATGCTATGACCAGAACATTTCTTGAAGATATGGATTTTCTGTTAAACACTGAAAAAATGATAAGATTTAATAAGAGGCAGGATAGATTATATCTGGATATTGATTGGGGATCAGTTGTAAAGGATGATTATATAATTATTGATTGCTATAGACTTCTTGATCCAAATGATTTTTCAAGAGTTTGGAATGACTCTTTCCTCAAGAAATATTTGACAGCACTTGTAAAAAGACAGTGGGGACAAAACTTAATTAAGTTTCAAGGAGTCAAACTTCCTGGAGGAATAGAACTTAATGGAAGGCAAATATATGATGACGCAGAGAAAGATTTGGAAATCATCAGAGAACAAATGTCTAATACATATGAACTTCCCCCATTAGACATGATAGGTTGATCTCATGCTAAATCCATTTTTTACTCAGGGTACAAAAGGTGAGCAAAATCTTGTTCAGGATTTAATTAATGAACAACTGAGAATGTATGGTGTTGAGGTTTTTTACCTTCCCAGAAAATATTTAACAGAAAATACCGTTATAAGAGAGGTAGTGCAATCAAAATTTGATATGGCATTACCTCTTGAGGCATATGTCAACAATTTTGATCAATATGAGGGAGCAGGTGCTTTATTATCAAAATTCGGTGTTCAAGTAAACGAAGAAATAAGACTCACAATATCAAAAGAGAGATTTGAAAATTATATAACTCCTCTGATTGAAGATCAATCAAACATAAAATTATCAACTAGACCAAAAGGTGGGGATCTTATCTGGTTTCCTCTGGATGATAGAATCTATGAAATAAAAGATGTTGAGAGGGCAAGACCATATTATCAACTTCAAAGTCTTTATGTATATGAACTTTCTTGCGAACTCTTCCGTCTTGAAGATGAGGTTATTGCAACTGGAGTTTTAGACATCGATAATAATCTTGTAGGAGAGGATGGTGATTATGATGGACTTTCTGCAGATGGAATAAACAGCATTCAGGGACAAACACAAACTCTTACTCTTGTTGGTTCTGGAGTGACCGCAACTGCTACGGCAGCTATCTTTGATGGTGGTGTTAGATTCTTTACTGTTACTAATAGAGGAGGTGGATATAGTAGTGTTCCTACAGTTGGAGTCTCCTCTGCACCTACAGGTGGAACGACTGCCATTGGTATTGCTACCATGATTGGTGGAATTAATGTATGCAATCTTAATGCAAATCCAAGTTTACAATCAGTTCAAGCAGTTAATGTAGCTCTTTCTGGATCTGGATATACTTCTGCACC